GTGTAGATGCTATCTCGAAAAAAAATGCTGTCGCGGTGGTAAATGGTTTGCCGTAATGTGTCGCGCTGTGTTACTCTCAGCGTGTCGTGCTTGGTGATGGTGCGCGTTATCTCTTTTGAGGTGGTGCAGCTTGCTAGGATAAGAGCAAGCAACGCGGTGAGGATATATCGTATCATAACAATGTTGTTTATTGAGGTCGGTGCTGAATGATGATGCGCTTGTATGTTTCTCGTCCTTTTATGGTGAGTTTCTCGACACCAGTTTGACCTGCACACGTGAGAATCTCGAACTGGTGTGGGTTATACTTGTCTAAGAATGTGATTGGCACTCCCATACATCCTTTGTAGTCTGATGGTACTGCACTAGTTGAGGGTATTTCGATTGCGTTGTAGTTGTCGTATGGTGCGTAACAGTCCTTGCCCCTTATTCTTTTATTGCTCCGCATATTCTCCTCCATTGTTCGCAAAGATAGCTCTTCTTGTTGCTGTCCGTGCTTTATGTTGGTGAACCATCGTACATTTGTAACTCTGACAAATTTATTTCCTGCTGGGTCTACTTCGTTTCTTGCAGCCATAACTGGATAATGTGATGGAATTTTGAACTTGACATCTCCGCTGTGTATTGTCGCTCCTAGCCACATTTTATCCTCTTTGATGAGTGGAAATACCTCTTTGTAGGTGACAATGTTCATAGTTCCTATGACTGCAAACTGCTTTTTACCTTCTATTACCCATTTGAGGAACTCACGAAATAACGAAAAAGGAGGATTGGTGATGATGATGTCGGCTTCATCGCGCAAAGCCGTAACTTCGGGACTGCGAAAATCGCCTGCGCCTTCTAGGTATGTCCAACAACTTTTGCTTTCCTGCTTCGTGATACAAAGTATCTTCCCCTTCCCTTCTCCGTTGGTTGCAGTGCCTTTTCTCGCTTCTTGAGAGATACAAGTGCAAATCAACTTCTTAAGTCCTAGGGCATTGAAATTATCTACAAAGTAGCGCGCAAACATACTCTCCTCGGGGTCGTCACAAGGGCAAAGTATCGTCTTTCCGCGAAATACATTTGGGTTGTGAGTTATGTATGCGTTCATCTCTGCTTCAATGTCGCTGTACATTGTATAAAACTCATCATTTTTCGCTGCCCTTGCTTTGTTTAATTTCTTGTTGTCTGCCATACCTATATAGATCTTTTACACAATCGTCACCGTTATCTCCTCTCCCTTCTTTTGCTCTTCGCGCATCATCTTGTAGAGTTTTTCAAAGGTCGCGCGACTATTTAAGACGGTTCCAATCTGCTTATTTTCCCCGACTAGGATGCAGCCGTGCGTGTCGGCTGCCGTGTTGCCCGCGTGGATGAGCACACCGGCAAAACCCTTAACTCCGACAAGGCGCGGTAATTTGCCACCGCAAACTTGCTGATAATACGTGTAGCGCGAAAATCGGGGGCTTACTGTGTCCATGTCCACGCGATACGTACCCGTGGGGATTGCCGTCTCGCCGTGCACTTTGATGCGCTTAATAACGTCCTCGGGCTGTCTATCGGTTAGCCCTCTATCTTTGTCTTCGAGCGTATCGCAGATTCTTTTTCCTGCGATTTCTAATTGCCCGATTGTATAGGTATCGCGTTTTGCGATTCGTCTTAGGTATATGTTCATTTTTATTCTTTCTTTTAAGTTCGGGGCGCGGTTGTTAGGTTTCCGCGCCCCTTACTCTGTTATGTTATTCGGATTATCCCTCGGTGGGGGCTTCTTGTGCTTCGTTAGCCTTTCTCATTAGGTCGGTAACTAGTTTCACAATGTCCGCTTCAGTCATTGGCGGTGGGGTGTCGTTGCTTTGAGTTACACGCTCGATTTCCTTAAGCACTGCCACGGCTATTCCTCTGCTTATGTCGCTAGGGTTCTCAATTACCGCGCGCACTGTCTTTGCTCCACGCGCTATCTCTGCCTTCTTCGCTGTGCCCTCTACCATACTAAAAATTTCTACGCCTGCCATCAGTACTGCGCAAAGCATCGAGATGATGGGAAAAGGGGTAACAATGCACACCACTAGGTCAAGCATCACCGCGCATAGGAAAATCGAATAATAGAGTAGCAATTTTGGTCCTGTGCCCATACGCATTTTCAGGCTTTCGATTTTTTCCCCGCGCTTCTTCGATTTGAAACAGCCGACAATTAAATCAGCGATGACAAAGACTAAAATCGCTAGCCCCGCAAAGAAGATAATAATTCCGTGCAGATACAAATGTTCTGCTGCAAACTTGTAGAGTACTTCTTGCATAGTTTATCAGCCCATTTTAGCTTTTAGTTTATAGAGTTCTTCGCGCAAACTAGCCATTTCTTCATTCAGAGTGCGGAGCTGTCGCGCAGTCTCGCTCTCTACAGGCATAGGGGTCATATAGGTTCTATATCCGTATTCTCCCCAAACATTTCGGTCTTTCATCGACTCGAAGTAGGCTGTAGTAAATTCTTGTGTCATCAAGAAGCGCTGACCTGTTGTGAGATTTACTGCACCGCGCAAGGGACCCGTTGGCACTGTGCCTGATGCAAATACCCCCTGATTAGCCTTCCACCCTGTTAAGGCGTCAACACTTTCATCAAAGAGCAAAAATAGATTTGGACCCACAAAAAACAAGTACTCCATTGGTTCACCCATGAACGCTTGCAGCATGGAGTAAATCAAATCCTGCTGCTCGTCGACGCTGTCTATTGGGTGGGTAACTTCTTTCTTTCCTCCAATTCGGAAATAATACTCTCGGTCTGCTTCTACTCGAGTTTGGAGAGTACTGAGCCTGCCAGAAAAATCCTGATCAAAAAGATGCTTACCGTAATCGCTTCCTTCATCGATTGTTTCCCACTTTTCGTGCACCTTTTGTAGCGTCTCTTGCAGTTCGGGGCTTACCCCTTCAGGGGTTGGCTTGTTTTCTAGTGCCGTAATGCGCTGCACGTTGCTGGCAATGTTCGTAGTGTGTTCTGCCACCGTCCCTTGCAAAGTAGAAACATCCCCTTGCAACGCTGTCACCTCCTGCGACTTGTCTGCCACCTTTGGGGCATTCTCCAAAGCTGCCACACGTTCCTCCAATGGTTGCAAATCAACGCTTCCACTCTCCGCGCTTCCGCCTGCGCCTTCGGGTAAAAGCTCCACACGGATCTTTCCGTTTGGCGCAAAAACCTCCGCTAATACTCGTGCCTTTGGTACGCTCAACGCATCTATTACTGCGCCTTCTTGTCCTTTTTCTTTTGCCATAATTGTTTAAGTGTTTAGTTTGATACCTCGCAAAGCGATGTCTTCAAAGGTATTGCGCACTGCTCGCGTGTCCGTTTCGATATGCCCCAAACGCTCGCTTATTTGGTTCGTATCCTCGGAAATGCGCATCACCGTTTGAAGTATAGCTGCGCTGTGTTTAGTTATTTGTTCCGTTTGTTGTTGTATCAAGAAAGTATGTCCTTGAATAGCCGTCAAACGTCCATTATTTTCGTCTACGCTCTCTTGGCTTGCGGTTGCGATTCCGCGTTTCATACCTTCTCTCTTGTCTCCTTCGGTTGATAGGTCTATTCCCTCTTTATTGAGTTCTCCGCTGAGTTGAGCATACATCTCTTTGAGCCGTCCTTGCGCGCCTTGTATCACCTTTGTTGCTTGCGCTGCTGCTTTGAGCATCGTGTTGTTGTCACCGCTTTCAAAGGCGCGTTTCATCTTCTCGGCTTGTTCCTTGAGGATAGGTTGAAGTATTGCAGCCTGCATCATATCTTTCACCATCTGCTGCATCACCTTGTTTGTGGCTTCTCCAAAGGCTTTTGCTGCGTCTTCTCCTCTGTCGAAAGCGTCCACCACGGCATTTAGCACGTCATCTCCATAGTTGCCAAAGATACCGCTCAAATACTCGTCCATCTTTTTCAAGCTCTCTTCGTATTGCTCCTCCTTCTTGATGAGGGCTTCAAAGGCTTTTTTGCCGTCTCCTTCAAACTCTCGAGTTTGGACAATACTCTTTGCAAGTTCGAGGTTCAAGTGTCCGTTGGCTTTCACTAGGTCTTTGTATTGAGACGTAAGGGCACTAAATGTGTCGCGTCCTGCTCCCCATCCAAATACTCCAGTCTTGACGTGTCCCGTCTTGACACTGAGTTTTGCTAGCCCTGCAAGTTCCGCTTCTCGGTTGTTTACAAACAGCTCTCGCAGTCTTTTTGCGTTGTCTCCGTACTTCGTTCCGTTAGCGGTGACAAATCCCGATTCTTCATCGAGGAACGCATCTAGTTTGCCTTCTTCTGCGAGCTTTTGACGATACGCCTTCAGCTCTTCAAAGTTCCCCTTGATTTGCTGCTTGATTTCCGCGTTTAGCTCCGATGCAACTTGTAGGGCTGCTCTTCCTTTCCCTAGTTTAGACGTTCCGAAAACGGATTCCATATTTCGTCCTTCTAGCTGTTCTTTTCTGAGTAGCTCGTTGTAGAGTTCCTGCTGGTTGTTGATTTCTTTTTGGATTTCGAGTAGGGCTTGTTTGTGGCGCGCTGCGGCTTCAAAAGCTGAAGTCACGACCTTCAAGCCTTCTCCTACGGCTGCTAATGCTCCACCCACAATTCCGCCTTGTGCAAATCCTTGAGCGATGTTTCCCACGCCTTGCAACACTTCACCCACGCCTTCTGCTTGGCTTGCAAGTTCATCGTTTCCTGCTGCCTTGGCTGCTGCTGCAATTCCATCCGTTATACCCTTTATTGCTCCGATGGCTGGCACGGCTGCCCCTGCTATTTGCTGCATCTTCTCCACCAAAGAAAGTTTGTTACCCTCTCTTTGTACTCTTTTTATCGAATCCGCGATTTTCGAGAATGGGTCTTTGCTGCCGTTGCTGTATTGATAGAGTTTGTCGAGTTGCTGTTTTATCGCTTGTATCTTCTCTGGCGATAGCTGCAACTGCTCAAAGGTGGCTTGCGACATCCCAAAATCGAGCGCGCGTTCTTTTCCGTCTTGGCTTGCGAGTGCCTGCAAAAAATCCTCTGTTTTACGGATGAGGCTTTCTATTTCCTTTCGGCTCTTCTGCGCTGCATCGGCAAAAAGCTCTGTGAAAATAGGTAGCGTGTTTTGCGCATGTTGCAGTTGCTGGTCGGTTATCTGCTTAAGGGCTGCTTGTTCTTGCTGCTTGAGGGTTTCCAAATTACCTACCCCTGCTTCACCAGTGAGCAAACGTTCTTCAATGATTTTGCGCTTCTGTGCATACTCACGTTTGATTTCTAGTTTCTTCTCTTCGAGTGAGCGCGTGTCTTTGATGATTTGCGCGTAAATCTTTTGCTCGTCCTTTTGCGCTTCTTGCGCTATGTGGGCTGCTTGGGTGAGGATTGCGAACTTGTCGCTCTTTGCCAAATCCTTTTCAGTGACGCTCTTTCGGTCAAAGTGTTGTCCTGCCTTCACCGCCTTTGGATTGTTGATTTCCCACTTCTTCTCTGCGGTATCTCTCAACTTCTCGAGTAGCGCGTCTTGTTCGTCTTGTAGCGCGTTGAGCTTGGCGCGCTTTCCTAGTTCTATGAGTTTGAGTTGCTTTTCCGTGCCGTCTTGCCATCTTTCCACTTCGTCTTGCTCTCGTTTGAGTGCTTCGTCTCTGTGTCGTTTGGCTTGTGCTGCTTCCTGCTGATCCATCTGCCGTTGCAGTGCGTATAGTTGCTTTTGACGCTCAATTTCGGGGTTTTCGGTGCTGCCCCCTCCGCTGTGTCCGCGTCCTCCGTTGTTTCCTCCTCCGTTGTTTCCTCCGTTTGTGGGCGGGGTTTGCCCTTCGTCTGCGTTTGCTAGGGCATCTGACCACGACATATTAAAGCGTCTTTCTGCGTCTTTGAGCGTCTTCTTGTCTTGCGCGTTGAGTTGGCGTATTTGGTCGATTACATTTTTGACGTTGTTGTACTGATAAGTTTGACCGCCCCCTGCCATTGGTGCTGCTGCAATAGCTGCTTTGTTCCAAATCTTCAACCAATTATTAAGCCCCTTGTCGTTTCGCCCTATCATTCCTAGCATCTTATCAAGTTGCTTGTCTAGGTTCGCTCCGTGATAAGTTCCAGAAAGACGTTCGCGTAATTCATCTATCAACTCTCCGCGCTGGTCTCCGCTGTCTTCTAGCTGCTTGTCTATATAAGTCTTCATCGCGCGCGCCTTGGCTGCTGCTTCTACCTTCTCTTTGAGCAACTCGTAAGCATCTGCCACGTCTAGCACCTTTCCGCGCTCCGCGTTGAGTTTATCTAGGTAGCCACCATATTGTTTGACAATCGCGTCTTTTGCCTTCTTATATTCATCCGTGCCTTTCTTTGCCTTTCTCAGTTCATCATACAAAGCATCGAGTTTCGCTATTTCGCCTGCTGCGCTCTTCGTGCCTTCATCGTAAGCCTTATTCAATGCTTCTTGTCTTTTCTCCGCTTCGCTCTGATAAGTGATGAGTTTATAAAGACCATATACCATCGCTGTAATAGCTGCCACTGCCAGCATCCACGCATTAGCCATAATCACCGCGTTTAGCCTTGCTGCTGCCTGCGCTGCTGCGTTCTTCGCTGCTGTGAGCAAGTTTGTCACCGTCAAATTTGCCCCTGACGCTGCCGTGTCCGCTGTCGTTGCCACTGCTCCCTCGGCTCTCACCGCTGCCACCACACGTTCTTGCGCTGCTTGACGCACACTCACTGCCGTACTGCGCTCTCTCAATGCCACATGAAGACGCTCCTGCGCGTTCGACAACTGCGTTTGCGCTAGCTCTATCTTGCGCGCGTTGGCGGTGCCTTGCGCTGCCACCAACTCTGCCTGCTTGGCTGCTACCAATTTACGCGCGTTGGCTACCTCCATTTGTGCTGCCGTAAACTTTGCCTTGCTCGCTGCTGCTTCTTCTAGTGCTGCTGCCTTCTTCGTTGCCACGGCTGCCCTCGTGGTTTCCACTTCCGCCTTCAGCGCATCTCCATAAGCCTTTGCACCGTCCTTCATAGAGAGTTTGCTTATCCTTGCGCGCTGCTCCACTGTCATTAGTTGGTTGAGAGCTTCGGCTTCGCTCTTGTATTTCATAGCGTATGCCACATCGCTTGACGCTGCATAAGCCATTTGCGCACCCTTTGCCACTCCGTAACCTGCTGTCACGCTTGCTAGTGCTAATGCCACGTCTTGATAATTGCGTGCCAAACTTGCTGCCAAATCCACTGCACCCTTTATCGCGCCTTCACTCTCCTTGCCTAGCTCGTTGTACATCCCATTCATCGCCCCTTTGAGCTTGGCAAAGCTACCAGCCAAACCTTGACTTTGCGCCTTGAGCATTCCGTGAAAGCGTCCCCCCTCTTCCGTGGCACTGATAAACGCTTCCGTGACTTGCTGCGACGAAATCGCACCCTTCGACATCTCCTCTTTCAGCTCCGCTATACTCTTGCCCGTCTGTCGCGACATCTCTGTTAGGGGGTTGAATCCTGCGTTAATCATTTGCAGTAGGTCTTGTCCCATCAAACGTCCTGCGCTCGACATTTGAGAGAAAGCTAGCGACAAACTTTGGAATTTCTGTGTGTTTCCTCCGCTGATGTCACCTAACACGCGCATCATCTTGCCTGCCGTTTCTGCACTCACACCGAAACCTAACATTGTTTGCGTTGAACTACTCAGCGTTTCTAGATCAATGGGGGTTGTGGCTGCCATCTGCTTAAAGCTCTCCATCATTTGGTCGGCTTTCTCCTTCGAACCCAAAAACGAAGTGAGGGCTGCTTCGCTCTGCTCGATGCTCTGACGCACACTCACCATGTTTGAAATGAAATCTCGCGCTCCACTCACGGCAAACGTGCTAGCCACTAGCGCGCCTGCCCCTTTGAGGGCTTGCGTGATGAGATTTCCCCCTTGCGATGCCTTCTCTCCGATGCCTAGCAACGCACCGCCTGCTCGGTCGGCTGCGCGCTCCACTGGGGCTGTGTCTGCGTCTATGCGAAAAAGGAGTGTGCCGTCTTGTTCTGTCATTGCTTATAGTTCTTGCTCGTTGATGATGGTAAATGTGATGCTGCTCTCTAGCCACGCGTCTTGTGGGTAAAAGTCATTCACGCTCTCGGACTTGTAGATGGCTGCATATCGTTTGCCGGTGGCTGCCACGTCTATTTGTCGGGCTTCGGGGAGTGTGAGCCGTGCTAGAAAGGCTTCGCGGTTGGTGTGGAGTTGCTGCAAACTGCTGGCGCGCCAAAGCAAATGCACCGTGACCTCTCGGGGCTTGTATCTCGTTGGCGCATATCGGTCGGCTTGCTGCCCTGTGAGTAGTGGGTGCTTGGCTGCATGCCACTCTCGGTGCTTCCACGCCCTCAACGCTGCCGTACTGCCCTCTAGCACACGCGCTCCATAATCGGAAAAGGGTCTGCCGTCCATTTTGAAATCCTCGCTGCGCTGCACTGCGCCCCCATCGGGTGTGGCGTCGCGGTTGGGGGGTGGGGGTTGGTGCTGCACAAAGTCCACATAGAGGGTGTGCAACTGTGGGCTGTGCCTTTCGTGTTTCACCTCTAGGGGGGTGAACACTGCGCCTTGGGGCAACTCGGGGGCAACAAAGCGGTGCTGGTTTTCTTGCTCGTCTTGCGTTTGCCACGCTCGGGGTTGCTGTAGTTGGCTGATGATGGCTTGCGCCTGCTCCTCGGTGGTGGCGTGCAGTGTGAGAGTGCCGCTTTTCGCGTCGAGCCTTGGCGCGGTGAGGTCGGCTTCTGCTCCGTCTTCCTCCTGCCACTCGGTCAAGGGTGGAAATTTGAGCGGTGGAAATCTCCACAAGTCCGTTGTCCCTGCCTGCGCTGCGTGTGCTTTGTCGTGGGTTTGTTGGTCTATCGCAATCATAGTTCCTAGTGGTGTTCTCATCCAAAGATGGCTTGCAGTTGCTGTGCCTGCTGTTGGGTGATGGGTTGGTCTGCGTTGAAAGTGTCGGTCTTTGGCTTTCGCTGGTCGGTGTTGTAGGTAGGGAGAGTGGCGCAAAATAGTGCCATGTTTTGCCACGACATTTCGTGCAGCACGTATTCAAAGGTGAGATTGAAAGCCTTAGCCGTTGCAGCGACCATCGCCCACGGGCTGTCGTTTAATGCTCCACTTTCTTCTTGGGCTCTATCACGTTCACCCTTCTGAGGAAAGTGGAAATGGCGAAAAAACTCTCTACCTCCATCTTACTTAGCACCTCCACAAAAGCCTGCATCAACTCTTCGGGGGTGTGTTGTGTTGCTAGCTGGTGTGCAAGCTCCTCAAATGCGCTCTTGGGTTCTAATCGTAACCACCGCGCAATCTTGGTTGTCCACGTTTCGGGGGCGAAAGCCTTCTGTTCTCCAAGGATGAGCAACGCCAAAATTTCGGGAATGCTCTTCGCCTTTCGTGCGTTGCGTAATACATAGTTCAGTTGAGTTTCTTCTTCTTGGGGTTCATCGAAATCCATTTTAGCCACTCGAGTAGAAACTTCAATGAGAGTGGCGATAGTCGGGGGCGCGACTTGGAAAGTCCTATCTCCGATCTTTAGCTCTGTTTTTCGTTGGAGAATTGCATTCGCCGTTTCCTCTAGTATATTCTTTTCCATATATTCAAATAAAAGGGGGCGGGGTTCTCTGCTTCGAGTGTTTCCGCCCCCTCTTCTCATTGATTAGTGGTTATCGAGTTTCCGTGTTGCCTGCAATACCTGCCTCAAACTTCACCATCGGGAGAGTTTTTGGCTTTGATACTGAAGCGACTACTTTGTAGATAAAACCTTCGTCTGCGCTCCATGTCTTCTCTACACGAACGCTCGATGCGTCAATTTTCATACAAGCTGCTTGTGGACTGTTGGGCAAAAGCTTAAACGCATATTTGCCTTCTACAAATCCGTCAATATCTGTAAAGGGTTGTTCGCTGGTAGACATCAAGTACAGTTCAAATGAAAACTCAGCACCCATACGCGCTGCGATTGTTTCACCGCCTTCTACTTTCAGCTCTTTCTCTACCTTATTTTCGAGCTTTGTTGAGCCTTCCTTGGGGGTTGGGATTGTTTTCCAATTTCCGTCTGGTTCTCCGTCTACAGACTTGCAAACCTTAATCGTGGGTTGCCCCCATGCAAGCGCCTTTGGCGTTCCTGTTGTTCCTGCTGGTTCTGGCATAATATCTAGTTTTTAGTTTGTGTGTTAATAAGCTCCATCGAAATACTTGTAGTCTAGTTTGATAGAGACAAAATGCTGCTTTATCTCTGGCTGTGGATAATGAGAAATAGCTTGTGCGAGTTGAAATAGATAGCTGCCACTCTTTCCCCCTCTTAAGCCATTCACCCATATTACCGCCTGCTCCTCCACCTCCTTTATTCTTTTGAGATGAGGAATAGTGTTACCTCCATCTGTTGGGATGTCTGCAACATAGGCTAAAATAGTAACCGTTCCCCTCTCCACTTGGTGACTAAATCCTTGAGTAAAAACTAGCACCAAATCTTCTTTTTTGCTGTTCTTTGGTCTTGTCTCCTCGAAGAATATATCTCCATTCAGAGATTTAGCAAACAACGACCCCTCTAGTAGGGCTTTCAAATCAAGTAAAACATTTATTGCTGTCTTCATTTCTTCAAAAGTTCATTGGCTGCTATTGTTGCTACCTGCCGTGCAGTGTCTAGTACATTGTAACCTCTTGCTGATACGAACGCTGAGTAATTCATACCTGCAACTAGGATAAGTGAAATCCTTTTGTTGTTGGCTTTAGGTTGCACTCCTATTAACTTCTTCGCTGCTGCTACTCCTTCGGATTGTGTGCCTGCCATCTGTACTTGCTGCTCTTCTCCTTCGAGTACTGCATAAGCTGTGGACGACAACAAATTACCAGTGCGCTGTGTGTAACTATAAGCGTTCTTTTGAGCTGTTATAGCTGCTTCTCCTGCGTATGCTAATTTTCTTGCTACATTCCTCCTTACGGACTGCGCAAAAGCGTTTAGAGTTCCTCTTATCGCTGTTTCTGAGGTTAATCTTTCAATCATACATATACTGCAACTTGAGATACTGCGCGCAAAGGCTCAACTTTGATTACTCCAAATTCTCTAGGGGCTTCGCCTTCTCTTTGTAACATCAATCTAGTATAAGGGAAATCTTGCCACTCAATCAAAATTTGATAACTAGCTGCTGTGTAGGGTTCGCCCCCTGCTACTGCAAGTTCATTGTGTACCATTGTCACACATTGTGCTTGTATCGCTTTACCCTCCGTCCTAGTCCCCTCCGTGGATAGTCCGTTCTCATCGAGTGTATCGCTGTAAGCTATTGGTGTGATAGTTGAATTTGGTATTATCATAGTCTGCTGCCCTTATAGCCATAATTGGCTCTTTTCATTGACTGCAACTCGGTCTCCGCACCCTGCTCCTTGTATCGTTGCATTGCTTGTCGTTTGAAATCGAGCCTTTGAGCGTCCGTAAAACTGTAGTTCTGTCCTCCTTGTGATACATTGGGGGCTTGTGCTAACCAGCGGAAAATATCAGCTTCAGCCAAAATGTATTCGGGGGTCTTGATTACGTATTTGTTGACGTCTGCTGTCAATTCTAGACCACGTGCAATACAGATTTGCTCTACAATGTAGGGGGGCAAAGGATACGCGTTGAGGGCTTGGAGACCTTGTGCTATTGTCATATTTCGATGATGGTTGATGTTTACCAACTATTACCGTCCGTCTTGACGTACAAGTTGCTGTATGCAGTGTGTACGACTGGCATTGCGTCTGCTTCTCCGATGGTAACTTCGGATGTAGGCTCTGCTTGTCCGTATTTTTTGATGACGGTGTGGGCGCGTTCGGTGCGGATGACCTGAGGGTTGTTTTCCTGCAAAATGTCGTATTGCGTTTCACCGAGGATTTCCGTGGGAGATAGCACTAGGCGGTTTTGCAAGAAGGGATTCTCAGACTTCACGATGTCGTGGAGTTCGCGAGTGATGGTTTGGTCGATGACGCGCAACTGCAAGCCGTTGAGCCACGCTTCTTTGGCGAGCATAGCGTTCACGGCTGCGAGGTCGGGGGTGGAGTTCACACCCAAAAGCGCGCCTTGAAGGCTGCCACACTTCTTGATGATTTCTTCGTTGGATGCCAACTGGTAGAAGTCTTCCACGCTCAAAAAGCCAAACTTCGGGGTGACCTTGAGAGTCTTTGCCTGCTGCATAATCTTGACGAGGTCGTCGATGATGGAGTGCTGCTTGTCTGCCCAACTGCCCGAGGTTTGGAGCTTCTTGTCTTCGTCCACTTGATAGTCGAGCGAAAACTGCGTGGCAAAGGTGGCGTTGTTGCTGGCGGTGAAATCGAGCTTACAAGCGTTGGAGAGCAATGCCCAAGCGATGTATTCGAGTTCTGCCTGCACACCATTAAAGCAAAAGTCCACGTCTCCGCCCCAGTGATCTACGAGTTCGAGGGCTGAGGAATCGGGGGCAAAGGCGCGCGCGGTTTGATATTCCTTGAGTTCGGAGCGCGTGAGTTCGCGAGAGATGGCGATGTGTGGGATGTCACCACTGGCGATTTCAAAGCGTGGACGCGCCTTGCGGACGATGGAGGAGTTGTCGGTGTGGATGTCGGCTGCCACGTTGCGCTGCGCGATTTGGTCTTGGAGCATCTTCCACGAAAAGCCGTTTTTGCGCTTCACGGGAAAGAATTTACCGAAATAGAAGGAGGAGGTGTCAATGGAATTGACACGCGCCTGCACCATCTTGTCGGTGAGCCCTGCAATGAGAGAGTTAGTGATTGTCATGATGTGTGATGTCTAGTTTAGTAGTTGATGATGCCAGTGAGATATTGCGCTACCTCTGGAGGGATGTTTGCACCACGAGTGCCACCAATGTACCACGCATCGGTGTCGAGGTTGTCGCCTTGCGATACCTTTTTACCTGTGCCTACGAGGGCAAAAGGTGTGTATTTCAACTCTGAGGTGTTGCTTTCGGCTGCTTCCTTGGCGAGCAAAAGATGTTTGCCCTTTTCGGCTTGTCCGAGTGCGCTTTCTAGGGTGATGATGTCGTGCGACTGTGCTTTGCGGTTCACCTTTGTCACCTTGACTGCCTTTGCGCCTACGGTGAGCATCACAAAGTCGTCTTCTTTGAAGTGGTGAAACTTTTTCACCTTAACTTCTGTTGCTTCATCCGTGAGAGCTTCGATGAGTTCTGCGGTCTTGACCACGTGGCAAAGTCCGTTTTCGGGTCGAGAAATGGGTGTGCCTTCGAGGAGATAGTCGTCTCCGAGTTCGTCTACTGCTACACCCACACCTCCGCGCACGTCTGCCACTTTGTGTTCAAACACCTTTGGGAGGTGGCTGTCTTTGCTGCGTCTTACGTTCATTGTGGTTTAGTTTTTGTGTTGGTTAGTGGTTTAGTGTGTTGTTGTGCTTAGAATGGCTGTTTGCCGTCTTCCGTGCTTCCACTTCTGCGCGTGATGAGTGCAATTTGCGCTTCGGTGAGTTCATCGTTTCCATGCCCTGTGTTTTGATAGGGGCTTTGGATGGTAGCACCATTGGCTTTGAGTTCTGAGAGTGTGGTTTCCACGTCTGTTTTGACGCTGTCTTTGAACGCTTCAAACTTCTCTTCGTCCATCTCCTTGAGGTTGATGTGTCCATACACGGACTGCATACTTTTTGGCAGCTTCTCAATGAGCGTGTTAAGTTGTTGGCGTCTTCCGTTCTCCACCTTCTCAGCGTTCATTTGCATCATCTGTCCTTCGAGCTTTGCAAACTTGTCGAGCAACGCTTTGAGTGTTTCGTCTTGCTGTGTGTTGCCGTTGTCGCCTGTGTCGTTGGGCTTCTGTGGTTCGGGTTGAGGGTTATTCTTCTTGTAGTTTTCCACTGCGGTTGCTACCGACTGTGTAACCCTGCGGTCCGTGTAACTCTCAATGACTTTTTGAATAGTGACCCCCTCTACTGAGGTTGTCGCCTGCTCCTCCGTGGTGGCTGTTTTTGCGAGCTTTGCAGCCATGCCTTCGAGGACATCTTCACTCACCCCCTCAAATTTGGTTTTGAGTAAATCAAGAATAAATTTTTTCATCTAGTTTGGATGTTTGTTTGTGCCAAACAAAAATACGGAATTAACGCGTATTTTTCGAGTGTAACTAATTGATATAGAGGTTCTTTAACGTGCTGCGTTGTATGCCTTCTTTTGCCCTTTGTTTGCCTTTGCGTATGCCGTGACAAAAAGAAAGCCACGCAACAAAGTTTAACTCTGTCGCGTGGCTAAAAATGAACCCAAAGTGTGTGATTGGGTCGTTCAAACTTGATACCCTTTTTAGTCAGATGTATCTCTGTTTGACCTTTGATGGACAATTTTTTTGATGCGTGTTGTTACTTTTCCCGATTTTTATTTGGTGGTTTAATCAGAAATGCGTACTTTTGCTGTGAATTCATCAAAGTAGGAGAAGTTCAGCGCCGGTTTGCAGTACTGGTAAGTTGCTTCTCTTACTTTTTTTTGGTTACATACAGTTCAAAGTTTTGAGCATCAGTAATGCTATGAAGTACGTGGTCGCCCCACTTATATTCTCTAACGAGTATGTATGCGTTGATGTCTCTAACAATAACTTTGAAGACGTGCGTATTAACGACATCTTCCACATTTTTAGGATTACCACTAGTCCCGATATATGTAGTTTTAGGTAGTATCTCACAAATATCTAATAGCATCTTATCTTTCTCTTCTTTGTACCTGAAGGGCTGATTTATCCATTCTCTTATCGTTTTTTGAGAGATGCGTATTTTTTCTTTGAATATAGGATGCGTGATGAGTTTCTGCCGTAAGGGTTTTGCTGCTTCCTTGAGTTCTTTTATCTTGTTTTTTGAATCTTCGTTTTTTCTACTTAAAGCCTTTTCCATTGCTCCCTTGTTGTCTCTCAAAAAGAAAGGCATCGTGGACTGTCCAGACAAAGCGCGGTTGATACGGATTTCATTGTTTTGTACCCATTTGTTGAAGTTGTCGGGTATCTTGTCCACCTTAAAAAAATCCTCCTCGGGGGGCACTCCGTTTTTGAAGTCCTCAATGTTTTGTAGAATCGGGGTTGCTATGCACCGACAATGAGGATGCCATCCTATGAATACAAAATCCTTTGGGTAATCGCCTGCGAGTTCATCGCACATATCGTAGTAGGGGTGTTCCCTACTCAAAGCAATACGCACTCCTATCACGAAATCTAGCTTTTGCCACCTATCATAATCGGCTTTGCGATATGCCATATTGATTTCCGTGGCTGCTAGTCTTCGCGCGTTCTTGTAACTACTGCGATATACTCCGCGTCCTGGGTGATAAGCTGCTGCTGCCTTCGAGAGTACCAAATTTCCGAACTCATCGCGCACTCTGCGAAATAGTTTGTTGGGTTCGTTGAGATAGCCCCTTATCTCTCGGCTGAAGTCGTCAGCACTCGTTCCGCTCTTGAGTGCTACGGAGAGTGCAAGTTCCATTTCCGCGCGTAACTGCTCCGACTGCTTCCACACTGCATCTGAGATTTCCTGCAAACTTCTAGCGGTTGTCTGCTCTCTGCGTAACTGCGTGGCAACACCATATAACTTTGTGAGTTTCTCCGCCTTCTGCTGACTGAGTTTGTCGGCTGCGTCCGCGCCTGCTTGTATCGTTTCAAATATGCGCTTTCGCATATTGGCAAAGACTTTGTCGGCTGCCTTTCGCGCTGCTGGTGTGGCTTGCTCAAATTGGAAAGCACCGCCTTCTGGTAGAGTAAAATCGTAAAGTTGATAGATACGCGTTACCCCCTGCACCACCTCGGCAAAAGCACCGTCTATTCGTGCTTCTGCTTGGGTGATGTTTCGGTTGTGGGTGTTGTGATACTTGCGCTCTTGAGGTGATATAGGCATGTTTAGATCGTGGGTTCAAATGCTGAAGCTTTGTCTTCCTCTTGCATCTCTTCTAGCGTGGCTTTAGGATTAGACGAATGACCGAACAATTCTATGCTCTCTAGGTGAGAAATGAGGGCTTTTCCACCGTTGGCTGCCTGCAAGTTGTTAATGGTCTCCTTCTCATCGTTGATGGTGTAGGGGGTGATAACGACTTTGAAACGTAAAGAATTGATGGCTTGTTCAAGTCCTGGTGCTACAATCGCTGCAAACGCTTTCACCACGTTCACTTCTCGTTCCATAAAGGCACGAATGTCTCCTGCTTCGTCTTCTACTTTTGTCATCGCGTCTGTAAACATTTGCTTGCGACTTTCTCCTGAGAGTGCCTGCTGGCTCATCTTATCGTAGCTCCAATCGGGTAACTGCAACTGAGTAAAAAACCACGACCTCAACGCATCAACGTGGAATTTGAGCGTTTCCGTGCTTTGCGACCACGTGACGTACTCAAGTTTTGAGCCTTGAGGAAATTGAAACACTCCCTTAAACTCTTTGTCCTGCGAGCCTTCCTTACCTACTTCGATTTCTTCGTCTGCGTAAATAGACAAAATCGGCTTTGAGTTCTTGCGCAAATAGTTTCCGTTTCGTGACAACGACCACTCAAGTTCATAGACAATGGGGGACGTGTCCTCCCAAATCGGTTCATCGCGTTTTGCGTAAATAACTGGGATTTTGCCATAAGTGACGGCTTCTCTCACCTCCTCTTGCCATCCTCCTGCACCTTGCTTCCATCGAATGTGTAAATCCTTTGTAAACGTTTCAAAGACTTGTGTTTCGCTGTTCCCTTGCTTCACACGATAACCCACTGAGAAAGCCATCATCACTCCGTATTCATCAAATAGGGGGTATAGTTCGTGTCCCTTCATTGGTGAGAATACGCGCGTCCTAATCTTGATTTTTGATGGAACGGTGTACTCGTTGTGTTCCTCTGGGATTGCATACCACAAAGTAGCCATTTCACACGCTGCGAAATATGGGATAAGGCGCGTTCGGTTGAGAGAGTTGATGCGCTGCGCTTCAAAGATGGATTCTATGAGGTCTGCTGCCTGCTGTTCTTGTTCGTTCTCGGGCTTGTAAACTCGCTTTGCTGGTATGCCTACTGTGAGTGCGCACATACGCTTGGTTGCGAGCTTCTGCAAGTTGAGTGCAACGCGCGTAACTGGTTCAATACCTTCATCTGTCACCACATCTGGGTAAAGATTCTTGTTGTTGATGGGGTGCAGTTTTGGGTCGTACTCCTTTTGTAGCTGCGTTTGCCACGATGGGGGTATATCCGTCTTGTTCTTGAGTGCTGCAATGGCTTCTTGGGGTTGCAGTTGGAGAATTTCTTCAATGTTCATTGCCTTCGTCTTATCTGATATGTTCTGCTATTCTTCGGGTATTTACTCCCTTCCTTCGTTCTGCTAGTTTGTTGAGTGCTACGTATCGCACTGCGTCTAATGCGTGATTGAATGCGTCAATCGGTCGTCCTGTGTTCTCGTTCGTGATTCTGTCTGTTTCGTATTTATAGTTTGAGAGTTCGTCTATTAGGTTGAAACTTCGCTTGGTGACGTTGAGGCGGTATCGCCTTAAAATGTCGATACCTGCTCTTATGCTGTCCGCGCCTTTTTGCGCTGGTGAGATAGTCCTTACTCCAAAATTGCGTATTTCGACTATTGACTTCATCTCCGCGCTATCCGCTATGATGGGCGTATGCTTGTCTTTGAGTTCGAGTAGTCGTTGCGCTATGAGGTTGTTTGTCAATCCTGGCATATAGAGTAGTTCATCTAGGTAGAGTTCGCCTTCTGCTTTGTAGACTGCCACTAGTGCTGTGGGGTCTGCTACAAACCCAAAGTCAAGTCCATACGCTATGAGCTGCGCCTGCGGTGGTACTCTCTCACACTCTCTCCAATTGTTGTAAACTACTCCAATCGGATTACCCACTTCTCCTAGTCCATAAACCTTCCACCATTGTTCATCGTCTTTGTTGCTTTCGATTTCTGCTACCTGCTGTTCTGTGAGGTGTGGGTTGTCTTTGTAGGTACTCACGATTTCGCGCGTGCTTTCTCTGGCTGATATGCCCCTGCGCTCAAACCAAAATTGCGTGTCGGGATTCCAGTCTATGAGTATTTTTTGAGTGGTGCGCGCTGCGAGTTGTTGATAGACGGCAAATGATATTCGGTTCGCTTCGTTGATAAATAGTATATCGCGCCTTGACCCTTTGACCTTCCCCCAATCGTCCGCTCCAAAGAATGAGATTTTGGACTTTCCTATAGTGATGATGCGGTCTGTTCGGTTGTAGGTGTAGTGCTGCCCTTCAATGTACCCCTCGTTGTCGAGTACCTCTGTCACGTCCTTCAATGCTCCGCGTTTGAGGTGTGGTAAGCTCTCTGAAACAATATCTATTGCTAGGGGTGCTTGGCTCTGCTGTGCTAAAACAACAAGAAGCTGCGCTGCACTATACGTTTTCCCACTACGTGTTCCCCCGCGGTTCGCTATTACACGAATCGTGGGGTCTGTTATCGCTGCTAGCGTTTCCAGAAACACGCGCGTTGGCTGCATCTTGCTATTTTTTTAGTGTTAATTTCGTGGGTCTCCAAATAGAGAATAACCCCTCTGTGCTTGTATTCCCCCTCTCGTCGGTGGTTGGTTGTGTCTTTTTGTAGCTATACTCGAGTTTGAAAACCTCCCTCTGCTTGATGGTGTTTTCCTCCTTTGTCCAGTTCTCGATGTTAATCCACGTCCCTTTGCCGTTATAGCCCCCTGATGTGTAGTTACCCACAAACACTTGCGTGCCTAAGTACTGCATTAGAGCTGCGAAATATTGCTGCTCTTCTGGCGAGCCAACTGTAAAGCTATCTATGCCTTTTGTGTCGGGATTTGTGTTTGAAATGTAAATCTGTGTTCCAGCGGGGAAAGCCCCTGCAAATAAAAAGGATGTTCCGATGGTGAATGGCGAGAAGTAGAGCCTACTACCCCTTGCTTCCTCCAAGAACTGAGTATAATTTTCGGGGGTTATGACGACTGGTACGCTCTTGCGAAACCCTCCGATTGTTGCCTTGCCACCGATAAATACATCACCGTTCTCCTCCGCGCTGAAAACTACTTGGTTCGCTGCGTTACGCGTTTCCACGTTGCGCACTCCTAGGTTCTCAATGAAAGCCTTCTTTGCTAGCAGCAAGTCAGTAGCTACAAATTTCAAGTTCTGACCTAATTCCCAAAAAGGCGCATTTACATTCGGGCGCGTGTCCTTCGTCTTTGCGTGGCTGCGCTTGCAACTCCACCACAAAAGCGCGCCTTCACTTTTCACGCTTACCAAGTCGATAAACTCTTCACCCACTCCACCGCTTTGAAATCGGAAATCATCGGGCAAAGCGTCCCAATCTCCTAGGGGGCGCATCGCTGCACCTCTGAAGTCCTCCTGCGCTCGCGTCCACGGTGTCGGTCTATATGATTCCTCCAACTTCGGACAAGCAAAGAAAACTTTTCCGCCGTTGCCATCGTTGCGTCCATTGCACCAGCTACGCAAATAGATGTTTGTGACACCTGTGCTGCGTGCCGTAAATGTCACCGCGTACCGCTTCCACCCCTCGGCTGTGTTTTTCCCCTCGTCTATGGGGTTCGCTCCGCTGATTTTGAAGTGCGTGCCGTCAATCGGGTAAGCAATCAACCAACCAGCATCCGCGCCTTTTACGTAGGCTGAAAAAGTGTAAGTTACACCTGCGGTAAGGTCTAACACTTGATAAAGGCTTGCAATGCAATTCACATCGTTGTACCGCGTACTCTTTTGGTAAGATTCGCACGACACCACCTTTGCGCCTGCGTGTGGGGGCATCACGTTTGGTTCATGTCTTACGATACCACCGTTCGCTGTTTCCGCTCTCCACGCAAAGCCCTCGTTCTTTTTCGCATCATTCGACACGCTCTTGGGGTTCAAGTCCGCATTTCTCAGCAAGTTAGGCATCGGGGTCAATCCGTCCTCTCCGTTCTTGCCGTCTTGCCCTTTCTCCCCCTTGTCTCCTTTCGCGCCATCTCGTCCGTTTCTTCCATCTTGACCTCTTGCTCCATCCTTTCCGCGTTCTCCGTCTCGCCCGTCCACTCCGTTGCGTGGCTTTTGCTGCACCACAATCCAGTGCGTGTTGTTCGTCCTCGGACGCGTGCTGCCATCTCCACGCGGTGCAAGTTCGTAGAGTGTACCATCCAACCAAACGCGCGAAATCTCATAAATGCCCGTTGTGGCGTTCTTCTCCTCGTGGTAATAAGATTGTTGCGCGCTCCACACTCCGCGGTCAACGCGCTCCGCTAGGGGTTTCCCCTCTGGGGTGTATCTGATGATGTCTTGTGTGATGATACCGCGCGCAAATAGATAATCGCTTTTGTCATCCACTGCTCCTCCTAGAATATTTTTCAACCAACTAGGCAAAGTTCCTAGCGAAAATCCGTCTGAGTGTTGAGGCTCGATGATTGGCGCGTTGATATTGGTGCGTCTTACGATTTGACCGCGCTCGGGGTCTAGTACAATGTGACTTCGTCGCGTGGCATCAATCGTATTTCCCCATCGTGCTACTCTCATCTGCTCCGTGGGTGCAGTGTTGCGCCCCTCTGGTACTTGCTGATTCGAGTATAGAGAAACTTCTACCTTTCGTCCATTGACCCCCTCAACTCGTAGCCACGATGTTTCAATACCTGCACCACCTTGCAATTTCGCTATTTTCCCCCTTAAGATGTCTCCTTCTTTGAAAGGTGCTTGTATGTCACCTTCAAATCGAGCACGAAAGGTGATGTTGTATCTCTTTTGTCCTCCTTGACTTGCCGTTTCTGCCACCTTTTCAATTACTCCCCCCTCGGTAAGCCATTGCGCACCCTCTGTGATTTGGATGCGGTTCAGCATATATTCGGTTGCCTTGAGGAAACCGCGAACTGTAAGGCTTTGCACCTCTGTATTTCCGTTTTCGTCAATGATGGCTCCGCTTCCTGCGATTAGTCCGCTGACAGCGTTTCCCACTTCTAACCCCTTAGCGAAATATGCCTGTTTTAACGCTTTGAGCCCCTCGGCAAAGGTGATGTTCCCTTTCGCGATATCGTTAGCCACTGCTGATAGGTATTTTTCATCTAGTGCTGCCACGTCTACCGACTGTCCCTCCGTGTTTGACGCTATGATGCTATTTGTTACGCTGTTAGCGTACTTGAGTGCTTGTACGTCTTTAATGACGGTTGAGATGCTGTTTGTTTGTACTGGTTCATTTGAAAGCTCCAGAGTGGGGGCTTCGGGGTCTGTTAGCGGTCTTTTTATCGCCTTAATGCGAATCGTGTACGGCTTCGGGCTGAGTGCTGGGTCTTGAAACGAAACGAACCCACCGATGCGTAACTTCCTAGCGATTGTGGGGTCTGTTTGCTTCTTTAGCCATAAACTTTGCACTTCCGCGGTTATTGAAATGCGATCTTGTGCCTGCTTGTGTAGGGTTGCCACCGCTGCCTTGGCTGCTTCTGTCTCGGCTGCTGCGATGTATTGATTTGGTAGCTCGATGCCAAATACCGCATACTTATCACCGACTGCAATAGGGAATGTTTCAGATGGGAAAATTGTATCGTCTGCTGACAAAGGCACTAGCAAAAATCGCTTCTCTTTGTGTTTGTACTGAAACTCGAACTCACGACCTGCGCACGCTCCACTTTGGAAAATTAGTTTTGCTGTTTCCCCTTTGATGATATGCGCTTTGTAGTCCACCTCGTTTGTGGTATCGGTGAAATCAAAAAGAATGCTTGTTGCGCTGTCCTTTCCGTTTGCCGTTTTGCGCGTTGCTCGTTCTAGCTTAAAAACTTGACTGACTACTCCTACTCGTTTGGGGTAAATATCGGAGATTTCGGTGCTTGCTTCAGCTGAAATGACCGCTTTGTTTGCCAGTTCTACGTAATTTTCGGTTGTGTAGTATGCCGTTGAATCATTCGTTGGCGCGTTGGTAAACGTTGTTCCGTTGAAATGCCACGTTCCACTTGCTAATTTTAGCGTCTTGCGTTGGTAGCTTTCGGGAATGTTTCTAGTTGTTGTTTGTACGTACATACGTCCTAGTGGGGCTACTTTCCCGTTGTCTGTGCGCACTAGTCCTGGCAAAAGCCCCTTCCCCTTGCCGTATGCTAGAGTGATTGGGGTTTGCTTTTCAAATTCTACCGCTCCCAAAGAAAGCACCCCTGCTTCTGCGCTCCACTCAGTCTTGAATGCTTCGCAAACCGATTTTAGAGCTTCAATGAGGGTGTTATGGTTGAATGTTAGTGTCTTCTCGCTGGTGTCTGCTGGTAACGAAGTAAGCCCTTGCCACCGCTGCGTCCCTCTCTCGTTGAGGTTGTCCACGATGTAACGAATGAACTCTTGGGGCTTGGCGGTAAGTGAAAATTGCAAACGACCGTCCGCTGGAAACTTAAACTTTAATCTTGCCAAATCGGCTTCGGGGGCTTCTAGTGTGATGTCGTACTCATAAAGTCTAGAGTGTACCTTCTTCACCTTTGGCTCGGTATGCAAAGTGTAGGTTGTTCCGCGGTATGTTGTGCGCGTTCCGATCGGGAATTCCACGAAGTTCTCGGTTGTCCACTTGATGGTGAGCAAAGCAATCTCCATTATTGCCTTGCGTTCGTAGCTCCCTTCTAGGGGTAAAATCACTCTCTTTGCTCCATTTGGCAAAGCTAGTTCGAGTTGCGCTTCCTCGAGTAGTCGGTCTTCGGTCGTTGTTGGCATGGTGATGTTATTTTTCGCTATCTACTGCTATGTACTTGAGGGCTTCTATTTGAGATACAATCTTCGTTTGCTCTTCTGTGGACGCTGTGAAATTTAATGTGATAGGGGGTGCAACTGCTTCTTGTACTCCACCTTCAATGCGCGTTGTCTTGACGTCTCCAATGTATCTATCGCGCAAACGATCTATTGTTACCGTCCGTCCGTTCTTCATGTCAGAAAGTACGGCTGCTAGCAAAGTGCGCAAATAGGTCGGTATATCATCTCGTTTAACTAGTTCGGCTGCTTGCGTTGTTGTCATTGAAAGCACCCATTTATCACACGTTTTGATTTCGTCCTTGGTGAGCACCTCTAATCCCTTCATCGTTTTGTTTTTCACGATGGCGCGCAAAATTCGATTCTGCGGTCTTCCGTTGGGATTCGCTCTTTCTCCCTTCTTAAACTGCGTTGCTTTGAGATGTTCTGTTTTCGGGTGTGGGTTTGCCATATTGTTAGACTAATGTTTTGAAATAGGCGCGCACCGTGCTTTTTGCTGTGAGCTTCGGTGCGCGCGTTCGACTTTACCTAGAAAGGAACTGAACCGTCTCTAGGGGCTTTACGGCGGTGACGCCTACGGATTGCTTTTGTTTGTATTGCTCCAAGCGTACTGTTTTTGTTTCTCCGCCTTCCTGAACCTGATGCCATAATGTGAAAAGTTTAAGTGTTAATACTGTCCGCTGTTTCTTCCGCTGGTATGTGGTTTGTAAATTCGGGTTGCTCTATATCGGGGGCTTCAAATAGGGGTGCATCATACTCTTCACTTGCGCGCGTTTGATTAGGGGGGTATACTTCTGATAAAGTCTCCCATTGCTTCTTCCCTCGTTCCACCTTGGACGTTAGCTTGTATTTCTCGATTATAGCGTTGAATACCTTCTCGTAGAATCCCAGTAGAAAGGGGTTGTCTTCGATGGTGAACTGCTCGATATTCGCGCTGCTTCGCAAATTTGCGCTTCCGTGGATGACGATATGGCGCCCTCCTTCGGTGATAAAATGCACCGTCTTTGTGTGGATGGCTGCCACCGACAAAGTGAAACTATACCCCTCAAATGCTTCAAGGAAATAAGGTATGAGCTTTGTTCGCTCGTGGCTGTAAAAGTAGATGGACACTATCAAATCCAAGTGCCCGATAAATCCGCCTGCCATTAGCCCCTTAAAGCTGTCTATGTTCTCTTGGGACATTGAAAGCGTGGATACCACCATACGCGGTGTGTAGATGTTCTTATCCACAAAAAACGCTTCTATGAAATCTCCAAAGATAAACGAACCATTGACCATTGCATCAACTCTCCCATTTTTCGGTAAATCAATATCGCGTGCTAGGTCTTCTGCGTGTTCGTAGAGGATGTAGTCTGACTTCAAACGATACACCTTTGGCTTCGTGTAGTGGGTTATCTCGTCAAACTCTGTGTCTTCTAGGCTGAAATTTCCTAAATCCGACAAATCTAGGTCGAACTCTGCTAGTCCTCCCATATCGAAATCAAACGCTGTGGTAATGATACTTTTTCCCTCTTTTCCCATTTTTCTTCTTTGTTGGTTAGGGTGATATGTGGATATGAAAAAACGCGTACTCAAAAGCCATTTTAGGGCTCTTGAGAACGCGTTACTGAGATTCTACAAAGATACTATTTATTTCTTGAAGTATAGTGTTAAAGGATTGACTTTTTGACACCCAGCGTCAATTCTTTTTCTATTCGGTGTTTGTTGTAGTGATTTTCTTGATTTTGAATACGCTGCTCCATCCTAGGAACTTCTCCTTGCTCTCATAGGCTTGTTTTCTTTTCTTGGGCTATGATATAGGCTCGATATGTTTCGCGTGCGATGCTGAGGACTTCGACAGCGATGTTTTGCGCTTCTTTTTGCTCTTCATTGTCTCGTCCATTGAAGGGGAGGATGGGTCGGTTGTTGAAGGATAGGTAGAGTTCGCCTTGAAACTCTCGAATTTGGAGTGCGCGTTCTGCCTCTTTGGTGGCTGCTTGTTGAACTCGTAGTGCGGTGTCTTGTTGTGACTGGTGAGAAAGACGTGCGAAATATGCGCGTATGTTGGCAAAGATATTATTCATCGTTCGGGTGTTTATAGTTGATAGAAAAAAAGATGGGGTGCGAACTGTTGGTAATTTGAACTATAGCGAATGAATGATTGGTGATATAGTCCGCACCCCTTGTGTGGTTACTTGATTACTCCGATAATTTTTGTTTCGTCCACTTGCTCAACGGTGTAGTCCATCATCGTTTTCTTGAGATGCTCGTCTAAGCGGTGGTGAGCTTCGAGTGCGGTGTCTGCATTGACGCAAAAGAAAATGGGGGTCTTCTTTTCTCGTCCGCTGCGCTCGTCTAATGTGATGGCGTTGATTTTGCACTTGAACCACTTGTCGGCTTCCTCGTCTCCGTTGACGATTTCGGAGAACTTTGTGCGTGACATTGCGATGATGTCGAACTCTTCGCGGTGTCCGTATGCTAGTGCGGTTTCGCTGGTCTTCGTTTCCGCTTCAGCGAAAGAGAGAGCTGCGGTGAGAAACTCTTCGGTGATGGCTTTTGTAATGCCGGCTTCGGTTGTTCCGATGTAACGTGTCTTGACGTTGTACCAGATGTTGTTTGCTGTTGCCATATTGTTTGATTTGATGTTAGGGGTTATTGTTTATAGTTTTCGGCAAAGGTGATGATGCCTTCTGCTGCTGGTCTTACTGCTGGATTATCCCAAAATTTGAAAGGCTTTCCCGATAATGTTTCTATGAGGTCCAAAAGTATTTTCTGCATCTCCTTTTCTCTGTGCTGCTTTC